TCGACAACACCATCCAGCCAGCCGAAGTACGCGCAGGCGATGTGCACGTCACCAGCGCCCCCGCGCAAGTCGTTGTGGCCCACCCCGCACGCGCCACACAAACCATCGAGCGCGATCCAGAGACACTGGAAGCCACGCGCACCGTCATCAATTATGAAATGAAGGAGCAATGATATGGCTGACTTTCAACTGGCAGTCGATGTGCGCGATGCAATGAACGATGCGTTCGAGACGCAGATCGGCGCATCTGCCATCCTCAAGATCCGCACAGGTGCAAAACCCGCCAATGCTGCCGCTGCTGATAGCGGAACCATTCTAGCTACAGTCGCACTTCCTGCCGATTGGATGGCCGCCTCATCCGGTGGAACAAAAGCAAAGTCAGGCACCTGGCAAGACCTACTGGCCGATGCGGCTGGCACAGCTGGCCACTTCCGTATCTATGCCAGCGATGGCGTCACCTGCAAAGCACAGGGAACTGTAACAGCCACTGGCGGCGGTGGAACCATGACAGTAGACAACACTGTATTCGCAGTGGATCAGCCATTCAATGTCACCGGCTTCAGCATCACAGCCGGAAATGCATAAAGGAATAAGTTATGGCAATCACAGCAGATATGATTCAACTGCCCGTTGACACTGGTAACGCGGGTAAGAAGAAACGCACCCGCACCCGCACCATAGGCACTGACGTGGTGCATGAAGACTTCGTTGTCCTATCGTCTGCACGTGATTATGGTTCGAAGCCACTTTGGGAGTCAGACAACTTGACCATCCCTGCCGCAGTCCAGAATGGCACAACTACTGGCTTGGTCTGGTTGTTCAATCCAATCGGCTCGGGCAAGAAAATCGGCATTGACCGCATCACGATCAGCGACCAGTTCACCGCGCTTGCTGTTGACTTGGTGGCTGGAAATATCTCTGTCAATCGCTTCACCTACACAGGAACACCATCGGGCGCAGCGCTCACGCCAGCAGCACGGGATAGCACTGATGCAGCGGCGGTGGGTTCTGCTCGTACTGCCTCAACAGGTATGACCGTCACCTTGGGTGCGCGACTGTACTCCAAGCAAACGCAGACGATGGACTTGGTGACAGGCGGAGCAGGGCATTGGTGTCCAGACCAGCAAGAGTTCATGCCAGAGAGCGATGATGCGCAAGTCATTCTGCGCGAGGGTGAGGGCATTGTGTTCTGGTCTAGCATCGCTGTGACAACCGGCAATAGGCGGTGCGTAATCAACGGAATGTGGGAAGAGTTCACCGACCCTGCTTGATAGGAGATATTCATGGCAACAGCAAAAGTTTGTGATGTATGTACAGCAGTTGGCGCTGAAACCGTAACAGTTTCACTCAACGCAGTTAGCGCATCAGGCGCACCAGTTGGAACAAGTCAGTCAATGGATTTGTGCACAGACCATCGCGCCCAAGGCATCGCTACGATGAACGCTCAAGTAGCAATCGATATTGAGGCGGCGATTGCCGCTTAATTATGGCAGAGAACGTCTGGTCGCTATTAGACGGGCGTTCGATACTCGTCCAATTTGAAACCCCACAAGCAGCAACGAATTGGGGTTGGTTCGGCAATCGTGGTGGCGATGGATTAGAGTTCGCCACACCCACTACACCCTGGGCAGAATGGGATTGGTTGTGCGGCGGCGGCATGATCCAAGCCGCAGATGGCGGCGGCGGTCTAGCTACCATCAATGCCAGCGCCAATATCACGCTGGAAGATGCAGTTGCATCATCCAGTGCATCACTCATCATCAGTGGTGGAACATCAGTCCAGCTCGATGACATTGCATGCGTCTGCACTGCCTCACTCTCGATCAATGCTGCTGCATCTATCCAGCTTGAAGATACCACCGCTACCTCTAGCGCCTCCCTTGCATTAGATGGATCTACATCGATGCCGCTGGAAGATGTCATCTGCATCGCCGCTGCGTCACTCCAGATCAATGCCGTCATTACTATCCAGCTTGAGGATGCAACCGCCAGCGCTGAAGCAACGATCGGCGGGGCTCTTCCCGCCATTAATGCGGAAGCAACGATCACTCTTGAAGATGCTGTCTGCACTATCAGTACAACCATATCGCAAGACAAAATAGATCAACCATCTTATGCAAGCGGCGGTGGATGGATGCCTGTACCACAAGCCATCAAGCGATTGCCATCCATCAACGCTCAAGCACATATACAGCTTGAAGATGTTGTATGTAATGCAACAGGAGAGCTAGGCATAACCAAGGTGAAGCGATTTATTCGACCACGCCATATCCGTGAGAAAGAAGAGGGCTGGCTACTGGTAGCTTAAGTCGTGCCATTTTTGGCAGAAATGGCACAGCACAATTGGTACAAAGTGCGCACTCGTTTCATTTAGGAGCGCATCAATGCCACAACGTCAACGCATAGAAGGCCAAGTCCAACGCAGCTTTGCCTTGCAGATCTCCAAACGCGCAGAGCCAGCCATCGTTGCCGACGGCGAAGATGCATCTGAGCAAGCGCTACTCGCCGAGAACCTTGTTCTCGAATTCCCTTTTTCATCTGAAGAACCCTACCTCCGCAGCAGCTACTGGGATGAACCTTGGGTCGAAACACTTGGCCACGGCGAAGGCGAGTGCGATCTGACGCGCCTTAATTCTGGTGCCGCCGTATTGCTCAATCATGGACAAAGTGAAACTGAAGATGCGCCGATGCGCTCCATCGGCACAACGACTCGCGCATGGCTTGAAGGCGGTCGCGGATATGTAGAAATAAAACTTTCACGCCGCGAGGGAATGGAAGGTCTGCTGCAAGACATCTTGGATGGCATCGTTCGCAACATCAGCGTCGGCTATCAGATCTTGGAGCGCACGCTGATCAAACAAACAGAAGGCGCGCCTGATGAATATCGCGTCACAAAGTGGCTTCCGATGGAGGTATCCATTGTGGATATCCCAGCAGATGCCACTGTAGGAATTGGTCGCTCTATTGAGCAGCCCAAGAATGCCACCCGTTACAAGGTGGTCGATTTGCCCGATGAGGGTTCAACTTTGAAAGGAAGTGACATGCCTGGAAACCAAACCTCCGCATCGGGCGGTACGCAACAACCCGATCTCGCCGCTATCCGCGCCGAGGCAGTAGCTGCAGAGCGCTCCCGCGCTGCAGATATCCGTTCTGCGGTTCGCTCCGCAGGTTTTGATACTGAGTACGCAGAGACATTGATCAACAGTGAAACTACTGTTGATGCAGCTCGTGCGGCCGTATTGGAAAAACTAGCAGCTCGCACTGCAGCCGCTCCGATCTCTAGCCAATCCAGCATCCAGCTGATCGGCAGCGAAGTAGAGACTCGCCGCGACTTCATGGCGAATGCGATCCAACATCGCGCAAACCCAAATATCAAGCTGGAAGATGGCGCACGCCAATTCGCTGGCTTGTCTTTGATGGAGATGGCGCGTGACTGCTTGGAGATGCAAGGCATCAAGACACGCGGCATGGACAAACTTCAGATCGCACAACGTGCGTTCGAAGGTACATCCGATCTGCCATCCGTATTGGCTAACGTAGCGAACAAATCGTTGCGCGCAGCGTACCAATCCGCTCCACGCACTTTCACCGGTTGGGCGCGTCAAGCATCTGCATCTGACTTCAAGACGATCAGCCGCACCAACCTTTCTGATGCACCTGCATTGGAAAAGGTCAACGAGAACGGTGAATTCAAGCGCGGTTCTGTAACTGACGGCAAAGAGACCTATCAACTGGCAACAGTTGGCAAGATCATCGGATTCACTCGCCAGTCCATCATCAATGATGACTTGAGCGCATTGACCCGCGTTCCTGCTTTGTTCGCCAATGCAGCGGCCAACTACGAGTCAGATACGGTATACGGCATCTTGACAGCAAATGCGGCCCTAGCAGATCAGGTCGCTCTGTTCCACGCTACCCACGCCAACCTGACTGGTGTTGGTACTGCATTGTCTGTCGCTTCGCTGGGCGTTGCTCGTGCAGTGATGCGCAAACAAACAACACCACAAGGCGCAGTGATGAACTTGAATCCAGAGTTCCTCATCGTTCCGGCCGCATTGGAAACCATCGCAAATCAGTACGTTTCCAGCCAGTACGTCGCTGCCAAGTCTTCCGACTTCAACCCATTCGCTGGCAAGTTGCAAGTGGTGGCAGAAGCTCGCCTGGATGCAAACAGCGCAACGGCTTGGTACATGGCTGCAGCCAATGCCGCGATCGACACCATCGAGTATTGCTATCTGGAAGGTCAGAACGGCGTGTACATCGAAACACGCAACGGCTTCGATGTTGATGGCCTAGAGATCAAGGCTCGCCTTGACTTCGCAGCCAAAGCAATCGATTACCGTGGCTTGTACAAGAACGTCGGTGCATAACCAACAACCTTGAAGCTACCCGGCTGATGCTGGGTAGCAGATAGAACAAACGAAAGGAAGTGAAATGAAAAACTTTGTCCAATCTGGTGCATTGCTTGACCTTACCCCTGCAGCTGCTGTCGCCTCTGGCGTTGGCTACCTGTTCGGCACAGGCTTGTTCGGTGTGGCGACAGATGATGTGGCGATCAGCACTCAAGGCACATTCGCTGTTGAAGGCGTGGTAGACATCGCAAAGACATCTGCGCTGGCGATCACAACTGGCGACCGCCTGTACTGGGATGCCGTCAACAAGTGCGTCAACAAGACAGCAGCTGCACAGCAATGCGTTGGCATCGCCGTAGCAGACGCAGCCAACCCATCGGCAACCGTGCGCATGAAGATCGGCGCATTCGTCGCAGTCGCAGCATAAGCATGACTACCTTCGCCACCCTGCAATCGCGTGTGAACGCCGCAGTGGTGGCGACCTTATTGACAGACGCTGCCACGCTAAATGGCGCAGCAGTGACTGGTAAGTTCTCAAACGGTAACGCGGCAGGGATGAACAACATGATGCTCGGAAGTAATCCCACTTTCACCTGCACGGTAGTTGATGCCGGAAGCGACCCAAGAGGAAAGACGTTGATAGTGAATACCGTGAACTACACCGTGCGCGAATCCAAGCCTGATGGTACGGGATTCTCGTTGTTGGAACTGGAAGCGCAATGAGCAGCAAGGCGCTCCAAATATCCGACCACTTGTTTGCATTGATGTCGGCATTCAATGAGGTCGATATTTTCGCATCTAACAATGTATTCGTAGCAGTGAGCACAGAGCTTGATTCCAACTACGCATTCGAGCTGCGTGACTTACCAGGGATCTCGATCACGCTAGGGGATGAATCTATATCCGGACGCGCAGTAGTTGGGGCAACCGATAGAACAGTGCAGACGTCTGTAAAGATATTGAGCAAGGCTCATCTGACATCAGACCCATTCAATATCGGCGATCAAGTGATGGTCGAGGCGCATAGCCGCATCATGGCGGATACATCTTTGAATGGGTTAGCCATAGATGTCCGTCACGTTAGAACCAACAGAAGCAGAGATGTATTAGAGAAGCCTGTTTCTATTACCGAGTTGATCTATGAGATCGACTATCGAACAACAACCGATAGCTTAGAGATATAAAACTAAGGAGTACACCATGAGCCGCCTTTCCCGCAAGACCGCCATCCTCGCCAAGATCGAGACGACCTATGGTGTGGATTCCACCCCTACCGGCGCAGCCAATGCCATCCTCATCTCCAATCAAAGCGTCAATCCGCTGAACGCACAGAACGTAGACCGTAAGGTCGTGCGTGAGTATCTGGGTGGGGCAGAGCAGCTTGTTGGCGTGTTCTACAAGGAAGTGAGTTTTGACGTTGAGCTCGCAGGCTCTGGCGCAGCAGGTACAGCGCCATCATGGGGCGCATTGCTCAAGGCATGCGGCATGGGCGAGGTCGTCACCGCAGCCAGCCGTGTGACATACACTCCGATCTCCTCCACATTCGATGCAGCCACCATCTACTACCATGACGATGGCGTGTTGCATAAGCTGCTGGGCGCACGTGGTTCGTACAAGCTGAGCATGAGCTTGGGCAACACACCGACATTGTCTTTCCGCTTCATCGGTATCGACGGCGGGGATACGGCCGCAGCCAACCCAACACAGACCCTCACCAGTTGGAAGACACCGCTGGTCATCACCAATCCAAACACCGCCGATCTGTTGCTGGGTTGCACCTACGCTGCCGGCGCATTGTCCGCAGGTACGGCATACCCATCTAAAGGCTTGGAGATCGATTCCGGCATCTCGGTGAACCACAACCCGTTGCTGGGCGGCGAGACCATCGAACTAACTGATCGCAATATGACCGGCAAGGTTTCGCTCGTTCTGACTGCTGCGCAAGAAGTCACCTTTATTGCCA